GCATACCGGCTTCAGTTTGAATTAAGTCAACTCTACGGTCAACACCACTATTCTCTAGTGTTTGAACACCAACATATACTGCTGTATCACGATTTAGTCCATTACCAACCAATGGTCGGTATTTGCAATATTTCATGTTACAAGCAAGCATCTTTACATGAGTTCCATCAAGGTGAACATTACGAGCAACATTCATAACTCCATAAGGAGTATAAATCTGTGTAATATCTACACCAAAGACATTCTTCTTTCCGCTAATCGAAAAATCAGCCCTGTAATTAGGAGATTTTTCTACGTTATTTGCAAAGTAACCACCCAGTTTATGCAACCAATTATATACATCGGTTGACACTAGAAACATTGTAGCATTTGCATTATTATAACGAGGGTCAAGAAAAGCACTCATATCTTCAAGAAAATCATCTTGAGATTTTGAACCTGTGCCGCCCATTCCACTTCCACTGAAAATATTTCCATATGAAAGAATGAAATCAACAGCCCCTTGAGTATATTGAACACTATCAACAGATGCTTGAGCACCAAATAATAATGATGTTTCAATATCCCACTTGTGTTCAATCAGCTTTTCACGCCAGATTCTTGCGAACTCATTTGGTTCATACTTCAGCACGGTAGCACGAGTTGTGTTATCCATTGCCATTGAAGTCTTCCAAATTTGAGTAAGTCCAAATCCAGTTGAGAAAGGCTGGTCTTTCCAAGTTTCTGGGTATCCAGTTCCTTGTCCATGTGCTGATCCTACAACATATGACCTTTCACCTTCAAGAGAAGAATGAATTTTTTCGTCATATACTTGGTCATCAATGTCATCGGAACCATCCCAGCCAGCTAGATAATTTGCACCTGAAACAGTAGGAACTCGTGTAACAGTACAATCTATTTGCACACATTCTCTACTATCCTTAGTTAAATTATCAGTTACTGCGTCAACCTTTACAATCATGTGGTCAGATACAGACCCACCACCATCAGTTGTAGATAAAGGAACCTTTACTAATTGACCTTCTAAGAAAAAAGCAGGTCTAGTTCCAGTAGCTCCTTTTGCGATTGCTCCAGTTGATTGACCATAAATATTCTGGATATTTCCAGCCGATTCATAGTCTGTAGCCATATATAATTTGACAGTGTCTCCAGTCGACATTGAAGTTGGGGCAGCTCCATCATTATATGCAGTTAAATCTGCATCTCCACCAACACTACCAACAACTTGCGTATCGTCACTTTCAACCCAGCCTACTACATACGCATACCTTTTATGGTATGACGGACGCCGTTCAGTGAATTTGAACTCAGGATCATCCGTTGGCTTTTTGGCAACTTTAGATACAAATCGGAAGAAGGGGTCTTGAGCTATTGAAAGTTCAGAAACTCTATCTCCGAAATTGTATTTTCGTCTAAGGTCACCAGTGTCTTTATCGGTACCATCACTCCAACTTGCTACGTCAGAATAAGTACCTAAGCTAAATACATCACTAGCCATTTTATTTACCTTTATTTTTAAGGGTTAACGGCCTAAAATATTTTTACATACTAAAAGCCTTTTCTAGTTCGCGTTCAGAACCTAAAATGGCATCAAAGACTGAATCATCTGCTGAAGATTCTACTGGTGTTGATCCTGCTGTTGCAAGAGTGGAAGGACTATTTTGAACTTGTCTCATTTTGTCCTGTATTTCCTGTCTTGTATTATCAGCTATTTTCTCATCCCTGTTATTACGATTCATCAGATAATATATATCATCTAACTCAAGTGATTTAGACTTAGCAAAGTCAACAAAAGTTTCCCACTGTTCATCATTCAGCTCGTGCTTTTGACGAAAAGAGCTTTCTTTTGTTAATCTTTGGTTTTCAGATTTCTGACTTTGTAAAGCACCATTTAGCCTGCGATTGACTATACCATCAATAGTAGCTCCTAGCACTTTAGCAGAATCAGATTCAGGTGTAGAAAAAGCTTCATCAGAATCAAACACAAAATCTTCAGGTAATTGAAGTTTATCTGCCATTGTTGCAGGTGTCTGACCACCACCCTCAAAATAATTTCTCACATGATTAATTAAATTGGGGTCTTCGCGCATAGCGTCTAGAATCGGCATATAAGGCTCAATTTCTTTTAGTTTTCCGTTGAGTCTTTTAGCTTCTCTACTTGAATCGCTATATCGCTTTTGCAAGACTTCATTGTCATCTTGCGGCTGAACTTCACTAGGGCTCGATTGTGTATTAACACTTTCTTCTTCCGAGGTTGATTGCGAAGGTTCGTCTAAAATCCCTGAATTAACACTTTGATCTAAAGATTCAAAAAAATCTTCAGAGCTAAAAACGTCTTCTGCAGGTTGTTGTACGTTCTCACTTTCAGGGGCTACATTAGCGTTGCCTACTTGTTCTTGATCCATACTAATCTCCATTTAGTTAAAAACAAATTTAATTTATTAAATATAAAAGATACAACTATTCTTTTGATGCTTTATCAGAGTCCTTTAAGGCGTTTACTTCAGCAACTTTCATGTTTGCTTTCATCTCAGTTCTTACCTTTTCAAACTCTGATTTTAACATTCCTCTTAATAATTTTTGTTGCGCTTCAGTTTCTAATACATCTTTTCTTATTTCGTTAGAGGCATCTCCAACTTTCATCTTAATACCAGCCTGTACTAATTGACGCTCTAATGTTTCAATAGTTCCATCTTTATCTTTTACAGCTTCTTCCATAGATTGTAATTGGCCCTGTAATTGAGCTAACTGTGATTTTCTTTCAACAATTTGCTTTTTACCTCTTATATCGGTTTCGCCTATCATTGCTATATCATCAATCAATCCAGCTTGGAACCATTTAAAGTATTCTTCTAATAAGGCCCATCTGTTTACAGGCATTGTAGCTCCTGCTATTATTCTTATATCAAATCTAGCAGTCGCATAATCTTTATATCTACCTATTTGCTCACCATAATCATTATAGATATTAACATTAATTCTTTGTTCTTTTTCTTGGTCTTGTGGATTTTGACCAGCTTCAGGCTGTACAATTCTAAATACTTTTTCAACTGTATAGTGTTTCTGAGACATATCTTTAAAGACTCTACCTAAATGTTCTAAACAAGGTTCTACTATACTGCCCATCCATGCTTTTAATCTACGAGTTCCAAACTCATCGTTAGCAAGTAATCCTCTATATGTTTCATTTTGTTCTTGAGCAAATCCCATCATAGCAGACGGTACTCCACTTATATATTCTGCATCAGCCTTACCTTCTTGAACAACTGTATAAAAAGCATTATTAATGGGAGCAGGTAAGACAGGAGTCGGAGGATTGAAGCCCTGTCTATATTTTAGTAAGGCACCGGGTGAGGAGGAGTACTGCTCCCATTCATCTTCTGGAACCGAACCTTCTTCATATAACCATCTAAGGTTAGAAGCTAGGTTTGCATTATGTAGCATTATCTGATGAGACTTATTTATTTCTTGTTGTTTTCCTATTAAAGGTACAACTGCACTCATCGGATATGGGGTTCCTGTGTACATATAAGGAATAGGAATTATAGGATATTCACTTATATTAATAATTTGTTCATATAAAAATATATCGTCAGCTACACTACAAGTAAGAACAATTCTATTTTCATGAAATCTTACAGCATCTATTATCTTTGATTTAGATGTATTGTTTTCTGCAAGAATCTTATAATCTTTTTCAGACATTACTTGTTGTTTAATGATTGTAGCTGCATCTTGGGCCTGCGACATCAACTGCATACGTTGTTCTTCAATAGCTTGAGCAGACATCTTTCTTGCTCTCTCAATTTCAAGTCGAGCTCTTTCTGGAATAATTTCCCCAGCTTCTAATGCTTGCTGTATCTGAAGTTCTTTTTCTTGTAAAGATACTGAAATCTCTTGTTCAATATCTTTCATTTGCTCTTTTACTTGATCTTGTATATTATCTAATTCAGCAGGAGATGGAGTTACTTTTATATAAACATTGTAATATGGAAACTTTTTCTTTGCATATGTTTCATAGTATGGGAGAATATCATCATCTTCTGCATCTATATTCACACCCATTGTAATATCTTCTGGTTGTATGCTATCTGAAAGAGGTACATCTCTATCAGAATATGATACTACATCTGTTCCCTTAGAAGCTTTCTTTATCTTAGCAGCTTGGTCAGGTAACATATTTATTAAATTAGACCTAGATATATTTTTTCTTATTTGTATAAAATTTGCATCTCTTAATAAAAAGTCTCTACTGGCTGGATCTGCATAAACATCATAAGGATCAATTCTATTAAATCTTACTTCACCCATTCCCCTATCTGAATCTTTATCAACATCTATTAAAAAATATCCGACACCTTTTGTTAAGCTATCAAGAACAATTTGACTATATAAAGATTTACCATTAGATAGATACCAACAATAATCTGCAACATCTGAAAAGACTTGAGCTACATCTACATCATCACCAGTTGCTCCAACTGCTTTCCATCTTGGATTATTTGAAGTAACAAAGTATTTCATTATTTCTACTATAGGAGTAATCCTATTAATAGTAAAAGTAGGCATCCCTGATGACTCTAATGCATC